TGTTCTCCCCTTCCAATGCGATAAAGTTTGCGATTCTCCTCAACTGTAAAGTCAAGGGTCTTATAATCGAGATCATAGTTAAATTCTTTCATCTTGTAACAACTGAAATTGCTGGTTGACCCTGATTGAATACAGTATCTACAACTGCCTCAACCTTTCGGGCAGTAGAGATACCAACATTATTATACACAGGAACACATACTTTGCCATGAGTTTTGTTTACATTACCTAAACGAATTACTCTACCAATAGTTTGAGAGATAGTAATGTAATCCATATTACGCATAAACAATGCTGCCTCCAATCCCTTTACATTAATACCTTCTGCCAATATACTGTGATGTAATACTACAAACTTCTTATCATCATCCTTACCCCACGCATTGAGAGTCTCAAAGAACTCATCTCTACCTACCTTCTTACCATTGATGATAGCACCTGTCTTAGCAGTAATATACATCCAACTATATCCACGAACATTTAATTCATAACAGAAATCAGATTGAGATGTAAGATTAATAATTTGTTTGGTAGACTTAGCACAAATAAGAACTTTATCTACATCTAATCTATCAATAGCACTCAACATTTGTTCTGACTCTACATCAGCAAAGATCTCATCCTTTCTAAGTAAACGACTCTTATACACCTCAACTTTAGGTGGTAGTATGTATCCTTGATCTACTAACTTAGGTGCTGGTACATTAGCAATTACCTGACCATACACCTTGGTATCATTCATTCCAGCTTTGAAAGGAGTAGTACTATGCTTAGGAGTAGCAGTAAAGAAATAGCACCTGTTAGAACCCACAGTTGCAAAATGTTCCACAGAAGGGAAAAAGTTTCGTTGAACACTATTATGTGCCTCATCAAAGTAAATTGTATCTACAGGAATACCAGACTCTTGTACTCTGTGTAGTGAATGATATGTAGTAAAGATTAAACTATTCTTACCAAATAATCTGTTGAGTAAAGTCCACTCAGAAACATCATTTGCTTTGGTTGAAGAATAGTGATCTGTCTCACCACTGTGAACGTGCATTACAGATACATCATTAAGAATCTCAAGAAACTCAGATGATAACTGCTCTGCCAATAGAATACGAGGAGCAACTACAACAGTAGTGCCTCCTCTCTTGGCATCCTCAATCATACACATGGTCTTACCACCACCTGTAGGAACGATGATCTGCCCCTTGTTATGGTTTGCCATAGCATCCAGAGCATCAGTTTGGTGTGGACGTAATGGCATCAATGTTTCTCAGTTGAATATATTATAACATAAAAAAAGACCCCCGAAGGGGTCTTGTGTCAGTTACTTAACTGGTTGCATTTGCTCGTTATCTTGAGCAACAATGTGAGGTGGGCGGTATCCATAGATTAGATGCTCACGTATCTTTGCTTCAGCTTCAACACCAAAGTTTATTCTACATGAAACAATCCACTCCTCGATCTCATTTATTCTGGCATTGATATAAGTTTTAACACCTTTAGAGTCCTCAACCAAGTTTGTGTTGACATAGAAGTTAACTCTTGTTTTGATGCCTTTCTCCATATCCTTCATAAATTGAGGAATGAAATCTCTGTGGACATGTACCACACCCATAGCACTAACTAAACGGTTAACAACTTTACCTTTTACATTAGAAGTAGAAGCAGTAATTCTTATACCGTTGTTACCAAGAAACTTTGCTGCTTGAGCTCTTGTGAAAAATGCCAAGAATAAAGGTTTCTCTGTGGAGTTGTAGATAGCGTCTGTGAGTTTCACTTGCTTATCTTCGGTTTCCCAATCAGCAATGTCGTTAACCCACTCACGAACTTCGTCAAGTGTTACTCTATCTTGTGGGAGTAACTTATCGTTGATAGTTCTTTTTTCGTTTTGCTCAATAACCCAAACACGACCTCTAGCAACATAATCTTGGAATTTTGTTGGAGTACCTTTTGGTCTCTCTTGGTATTTTACACCGATTTCGTTGATTACGTCGTTCTCAGAAAATCCTGCTTTTGGTTCTACAATATAAGTTGGAACGTATCCGATGTTGTGATCTTCAAAGTACCAAAATCTATGAGCTCCGTTAGCAAACTTATGGTTTTGAAAAAGAAATGGTGGGGTGTCTCCGATGTTCCAACCCCTCTTGCAGTTTCTCTCTACAATGTCGTATGCTTCTTGCGAATTTCCGTTAACTCTACCAGGATTCGCTGATGCTACCTTACGTGTAGCACTAACAGAAACGGTTTCTGCTCTTAGTACGTTACAAGTTTTGAAACTAACTGTATCAATTATTGATTGATAGTAGTCTTTTAATTTGTGATTGACGCTAGTGAGTTGAAAATCTTCCCAATCAACGTATCCGTTGAATGCGATGTCATTCAAGTCATCTGCGTTTTCTTTTGAAAATGTCATAAAATTTAAAGTCCGCCAGAGGCGTAATATAGTAAAGGATGATCGAATATCTCATCCTACGGAGTAACTGATCCGATGATCATGCTTGCCCCGATGAACCCAATATAACCGATGTGAGCAATGTTGTCAAGTGTGTGTCGAATTATTTCAAAAGAACTGCTCAACACCTATCGGTTCACCAAAACTATAGTCATATTCCAAAGCATTTGCACAAACATAGTGCGGATGATGAGTTGTCACACCCAAACGACCACATAGTTCCTTATGATTATCCTCCATGAGTTCGACAGCATATAACATGTGATTCAATACATGCTTCTCAGTATGGTATAAACAGAGTCTTTCCTTTAGTCCAATCAAGAAATTGCCACAACCTGCTGAATTATCAATAAATTTACTGCTAGGATCTTTCAATAAATCAATATGAATATCATCTATCATTGATTCTACCAATTCAGGGGGTGTGAATACCTCCTGAGTTTCTTTTATTCTCTCATCAGATCTTTCAACAGATGATCCTGTCTTTATATTATGTTTGTTCTTCATTTAGACATTGAATGTAAGTTGTAATTAAATCATTCTTACCAAAATGATATCGACCATTGGTCTGTGTTGCTACCTCTCTAAACTTAGGAGCAAACTTAACTAGATTCTTAATTACTTCAGGTGATTTAACATTTAAAAAATGATGTCCTTTAGCATAATGTGTAAAATTCTCAGTCTTTACAATACCACTAGGACCACATCCATACTCACCTACAAAAACATCTGCCTCGAACCTATCTTTATAATCTAGAAATTCAAAATCTGGATGTTCAGTATGCATAGGAATCTCGTTCACTCCTACTAAGAATCTCGAAGAGTTTTTTACTCTCCAATACTGTTTGACAGCACTAATTCCACCAGGAAATGTAGCATGATCTAGATCATCATCAATCTCGCAGTGAAGATATGGTTTAATTTTATTCTGAGATGAAGGTTTTCTTACAGAAGTAGGTAGTACAAACCTAATATCATCTGTAATCTCAGACGTTTTATTTAAAAACTTTATGGCAAGATTACCTCCTACACCATAAGGAGGATTTCCTATAGCAAGAGTAAATTTCATAATAAAATTATAACAAAAATCTAATTTATTGTCAATTTCTTTGTAGCACTTCCAGCAGGATTACTTGCGATAAACTCATACTCCATAGGACCATTACTATTGGGAGAAGGAGTAATACTAAACCTAGCAGAAGCTGTATTAAGAGTACCTTGAGGAACACTACCATCAGATCTAAATGCTATATCAGTTCCAGAATCAGGATTGTTGGCAATATTCTCATCAGTATTATTAGCAAATATACCACCATTAGAACCATCATTATTAGAATCATGAGCAGTATACTGATAATGACTTAATGTTTCTTCTGTAGATAATGATTGACATTGAACTTGATGTAGTGGATTAGAAGTACTAGGTAATATATTTGAAGCACTACAAGTTACAGTAGGTGTACCATAAACATAAGGTTGATTACTGACCAAATCAGTTGAACGTGCTAAAATATTACCACTAGGATCATATACTGCGAAAGCAACACCAGAAGGGTTATGTCCATAATTCCAGTTCTTATATCGATCACTAGGTTGTGCTCCATTAGCTATTGCTTCATCTTCTGCCTCTGTCTCAGCAATATTAGGTTGAGTGAAATCATCAATAAAATTATAAACAACAGCAGGATTAGCACCAGGAGTTACTACATAAGGTGGATCTTTTAATTGATGCTCATTTGTTAAAGTAAACTCTAGTGTCTTTTGTCCAAGTTGAGCAGCAGTAAGAGTTATTTGGAAATAAGTTGGTCCCATATTAAAAGCACCATTACTTAGATTAGGTCCTTCAGGAGCCCAAGTATTGTTACTATCATTTAAATCCGCATTTGCCCCACCTTCTGAAGTAAATGGCCAAATACGACCCTTCTCAGTAAATCCAGCAGGTGCTTCACCAAATCCCCAACTAGCACCAGAACTAAAGAATTTTGGACAAACAAAAGTTTCAGATGGGAAATTACCACCTGTCCATTTAAATTTACATCCATTATCTGACGCTGCTTTAACAGTATATGTTCCTGCAACACTAGCATTAAAAGTAACAGATCCAGATTGTTCTTTTTTATTCTGTGTCTTTGTATTAGATGTGGTAATAGCACCATTCTTCAAGAATGTTGACCAATTCTGTGCCATTCCAGGATTTCTAACCTCTATGTTATCATAAGATTTAACCCAAGGTTGATCAGTATATGTTATACCTGGTTCATAGTGAGTGGATTGTTTGGGTGGTATTATAGAAATAATTTGGTTAAAATCACTACCACCATCATCAACTAAATTAATGGTTTGATCATTATCTTGGAATGTTTGCCATCCTTGATTAACAGATCTTTGCTGTGGAGCATTATACGAAAATCCATTAGCATCAGGTGCTTCTTTATTACGCTGAGATAAACCATACCACTCTATAGGGTATATACCAGTACCTAATCCAATATCAGGACCAGTATCATCTGGATATGGATCACCAGTATTTGGAGGACCTTCATATTCTCCAGTCCTACCATATCTTCCAGAGTCAAATACTATTGACTTAAGATCAGTATGAGGAAGATTTGGATCTCTTATTCTAAATCTCCATAACGCTACATCATCTATATTCTTTCTATCAGCCCATCTATGCCATATTCTAAACCAAACCTTATCAGTATCATTATCTTGTTTAAACTGAGTAGCATCAGTAGGATCTAAACGAGTTACCATTAAATGAGTTGCTGGTTTATTGAACCTAACATGACATGAATTATGTCCAGCAGCTTGATCTACAGTTAATGATATTCCTGGTGGTGAACCTGGATCTACAGGATCTGCTTCCTTACCTTCACAATTTGTATTTCTTGGTCCTTTAATATTAGCGTCTCCTGTAGATCCAGTAGCGGGGAAATAATTCTTTCCACAAATAGAAGGTCCAGATTTACCACCACCTTCTCCTTGTTCTAATCCAGTAGCACTAGGACTGAATCCAGTAGTAGATCCTCCTGTAGCACCCCATTCACCGCCATCACCACCTGGTCCACCTGGTCCAGAACACTCACCACCAGGATTTGCAGCACTTCCAGCAGGGCATGATGGACAAACAGCAGCACCAGGATCAGTTCCTGCCTGACCATTAGTTTTAGATTGTGTATATCCTCTTCCATTACCACCTTGTCCACCTCTTCCTTGAACAGGAGCACTACTTTGTTCGTTAGAAATATCTTCATGATAACAATAAGCAGTTCCTAAATTACCATCTAGAGTACCATCAGGAGGCTCAGAACAATCTATTTGAAAGTACCATGATGACTGTACTACAGTATCTCCAGCAGCACAAGAATCTGATAGAGATTCTCCATTACATGTATTATAATAACCACCAAAATAATAATAACTATTATCTGCGTAGCAATTTGCTCTCATCGCATCTAATCCAGCTGGATTGACATATCCATGCTTACCTTGTTCTCCACCACCTCCACCACCAAAGATATATCCTGTATTATTAATAATTGTCTTAGACTCAGAACCCTCATGCAAAATCTTTAATGCTATTCCACCATCCTTACCTGGATCACTCTTATCCAATGGTGTAGTCCCATCAGGGAAGAATCCACCCAAACCACCTGCACCATAGATATTTCCACTATTTTTAATAGTGACATTTATTGCTTTAAGTGGGTTGGGAAGTTCTAATTTAGCAGCAGGTTTTTTCTGTGCACCAACACCACCACTACCAGTAACTCCCTCAACACCACTATCAGTTGAACCACAAGTTCCAGTTATTCTTATTTCTTTGTAGATATTTCTTGTTATATTTCCAGTTACAGATCCAGCAGCATCAGCAACACCTTGACCATCCCAATCAATACCTTTACCACCACTAGATAATCCCATCTCAAAATTGAGATCAGTTCCTGACTGAGTAGCAAAATATCTCTTGATGGAATCCCTCATCAAGGATGCTTTCCAATTAGTTCCTGTACCTGAAAAGACAAATGGTGCAGTAGTACCAGTAAAAGGATCTTCTGCCTGATCATTCTCTGTAGAATCAGGTACTATTGGATTTCTGTCGTAAATATTTGTATTTCTAAAAAGTTCAGAACAAGATATAGGTCCACTAGAAGTTTCTTTAAACGTACTTCTTAATTCACTCCATTTTATTGGTCCTGAAGTGAAATATGGTCCTTCCTTAGTTACAGCAACGGACATTAATTACTCTCCATTAATGTAAATTTACCCATGCACTACCAGTCCAAACTTGTGTCTTATTAGTAGTTGTATTATAAATTATAGATCCATTAGTTACTCCAACCAAGTTTCCTCTCTCTGTAGTTGTAACTTTTGGTAGAACCATAAATGATCTATTAGCTTGTATTCCCTCTAAATTTTTACCAGCATTAGAGAAATCAATAGCAGCACCGCCCTGATTACCAACCTGTAAGAAATCAGATTGTGAAGTAGTTGCTTTTACAGTACCTATCACATCTAAAGCTTCTGTTGGTGTTGTTGATCCAATACCTACTGACTGGAATAGTGCTCTACTACGTTGAGCATCAATATCAACATTAGCAGCAACATTTGCTCTCTCAGTTTTGATCGCTATGTTACCAGTTTCAAGTGTCTGAAGGACATCCAACTCATAGAATGTAGATAATCCAACATTATTGTATATTTGAGATCCTTCTATGAGATCAGGAATAGCAGCAGCACCCGTAAGAGTACCAGTAATTTCTAAATCACCAACAATTTTTGTATTACCAGTAAGTGTTGTTACACCAACTACATCTAAAGCAGTTTCAGGAACAGCTTTATTAATACCTAAATTACCCTTATAGTCTAAAGACATTAAAGTGGTAGTTGTCTTTCCATGTATCCACTTAAATCCCCCAGTATTAATTCCAGAGAAAACTCCACCATGAATTGTAGTTGTTACATCACCAACGTCACCATTAATAATTTCAAGTGTCTTTAAGGAACTACCAAATCTAATACCAGAAACACTCTCACCAATTCCAGTGTTTACTCTCTGTCCTAAGTATAATGCTGCAGAATCACTACCAACAAGAGTTTGTTTTGTATCTCCTGTAGTGAAAACATCAACATTATTAACAGGAATTGCTACACCAACACCTAATTTTTCAGTTACATTGAATGTACTTGCCGTTGAAATTCCTAATGTAGAATTAGTAGTGGTTAATTTGGCAGTTACAACAGTAGAAACTCCACTAATACCACCATTTACTTCCAAATCACCAGTAAATGTACCAGCAAGACCAACTATATTACCATTAACATGACCTGTAACATTACCAGTTATATCACCTTCAACTTCCCCTTTAAATGTAGTCGCAGTTACAACACCAGAAACACTTACGTTAGTTGAATCTACCTGAGTTATGGTAGACACTCCACTAACAATATTACCTCTTACATCTCCAGTAAATCCAATACCTGCTGTTACAATACCAGTAACATTAGCATTAGTAGATAGAACCTGAGTAATGGTTCCAATTCCACCTTGAATATTACCTAATAAATTACCATCAAAATTAGTCTTAGCAGTAATTATTCCAGTAGCAACAATTGCTCCATCAGAAGCAATACCTACACCTTTTTCAAAATTGTTTATATCATTATTTCCACCAACCTGTACAGAGAATCTTGGATCTACAGTATTAACACCAACATAACCAGTATTGTATATACTCGTAAAACCTAAACCAACGTCTTTATCTACCCATTGTGATGTAGGAATATTATTTAATTCACCACCATCACCATAATATGTAACTACACCTGCAGGATTTAAATCTAAGTCAGCAGTAATTATACCTGACCGAATACTAACTCCAGCACCAATGATCTTATCTACACCCAATGCTAAATTATTAGATCCTGTAGTAAGATTATTCACCTCAAGATTAGTAAATATGGCGGTAGTAGCACTAAGCATACCCGATACCGCAGCATTACCTCTGACATCTAAAGCTTGAGTAGGAACAGTAGTTCCAACTCCCACCAGACCAGCAGGATTTACGAGGAGATTATCATCGTCAACCTGTACTCCATTACGAAAATTAAATGCCTTTCTAATATTCGCCATCTTTGTATTTTTTAGTTATTTATCATTGGTTTATTAAGCACTATCTTCTAATGCTTGAACTCTACTATTAAGTTCTTTAATAGATTCAATTAAAAGTGGAATGAGTCTTTCATATCGAACTGCCTTGAAACCATCTTCTCTTGTGGTAGTTATACCAGGAAGACCTAAGTTTTCAATTTCTTGTGCCGACACACCAATATCAGGTGCTTGATTATTTCTCCACTCATAAGTGTAACCACTAATCTGAACAATTTTTTCAATAGCTTTAGGTATAGGAACCAGATTCTGCTTCAAATTTTCATCAGAAGAAGCATAAGCAGTAATGTCACCACCAACATTTAGATCTCCAAGAATACCAACACCACCACCTACAGTTAAAGCACCAGTACTCTTACTTGTAGATGCCTCATTTCCAGTTATAGCAATTTTTTGTGTCTGAATAGTATCAGTATGTAATACATTCCATGTATTAGCAACACTACCAAGATCCTTATTACCAGTTGTTGATGGAATAACATCAGTATCAACCCTACCAAGGAATGATATTGTGTCACTAGTAGTATCACCTAAATCTACATTACCTTTAAAGCTAGCATTACCAGTTACATCTATAAGTCCACCAATAAAGGTATCCTTAGCAATACCAGCACCACCATAAACAATTAATGCTCCAGTAGTAGTGCTTGTTGATTGTGTAATATCAAAGGTTCTAATATCTTTACATACATAAAGATCTTTTCCTACAGCAAGACCACCATCAACATTAACACCAGCATCTAATGTACCACTGGCACATACTGTAGTGTCTGTACCATCAACAGTCTTATTAGCCTTAGGACTCTTAAGATTAGTAACACCACCAACTTTAAGTTCCTTAGTTACATTAAGATTAGTATTAAATCTACATGTTCCATTAAATGTAACAGGACCATCAAACTGAGATAGAATCTGTTTAGATGCTCCACCTTCAACAAGTAATCTCTCTTTGATAATTACTTCATCAAATACAACACTCAACTTACTTGGATCTTCACCAGTTACAGTTGGAATTGGAATATCAAATGTGACCTGTTCACCACTATCAGCAGAAATCTTGGTGTTTCCAATATAGAAATCACCCTTATCATTCATACCTGTGTAAACAACAGTACCACAAGATGTTTCTTGTGACTGTGATAAGAACTCCTCTCTTTCAGTTAGAGTCCTCTTAGAAATCTGAGGTAAACCAGTTGAATAGTTACCTGGACCATAACCAAGATATTCAAATGTATGACCAGATGCCCTTAAGATAGATGGTCTTCTCACCTCAAGTGCTAATGGTTTTATCTTCCTAATTAGAGACTTAGCATCATGATTCTGTACATCAGATCCCAATGCACCACGAATTACAGAAATCTTATTAAATGAAGTTCCTTGTAATGCATTCTTTCTTACCCTTAATATCTCACCACCCATCTGGAAGTAAGATCCTAATGGGAACCTAGATTCAACAGATAATTTTTTAGTTGCTTTTGCTGCAGCATCACCACTATCAATAGTAGTGCCATCACCAAGATTAACTACAAACTCATTCTCAGTTGTAATAGCAGCATCTAATTGTAATGTATCTTGAGCATATACTGATACACCTCTTACATCTAAATTTTCACCTGCTTTTCCAGAAATTGCATCATGAGCAGAAAGTCCATGCTTAAGAATATACTTAGCAGAAGTTACAGTAATACCAGTAGTAACAGCAGTAAATATTGTATTGGCATTATTAGTATCCTTTATAACTTCAGATACTAAGAAATCTCCAATATTCTTATCACTTGAATCTAATATTCTAACTCTATTACCCTTAGCAAATCCGTGAGGAAGTTTTGTAGTAAATGTTGTAGTTGTTACAAAATCCTTTGTTACTGAAACAACTCCACCAGTAGCAGCAATCTCAGCATAAGGTCCCAAATCAACTACTTGCTGACCCTCTAATATTGCGTCATTATCAGCATGAGTATAAACAGTAACCTGTTTAGAGCTTGGAGTATTCTTAATCCTATGATAAGAATCAAATCCAGTAGTTATTCCAGTAATTTGAACATAAGAAGTATCATCTGCTACTGAAATATGATCCTCTTTAAGTGTAATTTTACTATTACTAGGTACACCAGATAATCCAGCACCAACAATAGGCGAAGAGTCAAAGTATAATTGATCACCAGCAGCATAACCAGCACCACCTTCAGTTATTTTTGCTGAAATAACTAAATTATCAGCACCACCAACAATAACTTCAGCAGTTGCACCTCTCCAAGGAGCAGCAGATGGAGAAACGGATGAGTCAAATAATTTTACGTTATGATAAGTACCTTCATGATGAGGAGCAGAAGCATTAACAACGCTGGTTATATCACCATTTTCAACAAATCTCAATCCATTTAACTTATGTTCTGTACTTAACGTTAATGTTGGATTAGTAGCACTACTTGATATTTCAGTAATAGTATTACTAATGCTGAAAGTATCTAAGAAAATATTTGCTGTTTCTCTAGTAACACTCTTCTTAAGATCATTAGTTACAACTTGTCCTATCGGTGATAGTTGAGCATATGACTTAGATGCTTGTGGATTTTCATTAGGATTATCTCTATCTAATTGAGGATAAAGATCAACAACACTCTGATTAAATTTTAAATCAGTAAATTCTTTCTCAATAACATTATTTCCATTTAACACATAAAGATGATAGATACCATCCTGAACATTATATTTGTATGGTGTTATTGTCTCTGTACGATAGATATAGAGATTTTCTTTATTATCTGTTCTTTCAAATCTAGGTAAATCTCTTGTTCTAGTATTACTTGTATGAGTATATGTTCCAACACTAATAATATCACCTACAGGAGAACCATCAACCAATTCAACTACCTTATAAGTAAAGGTCTTATCATCAATTACACTCTCAACAACAAATGTTCCATTATATTCACTATTGAATACACCTGTACTGTTAGTACTACTCTTTACATTTCTAATAGTAACTAACTCACCAACTTTCATATCATGAGACTTATCAGATCTAACTGTAGCAATTTGAGAGTTAGTATCGTACTCAAGGAATGAAATAAATCTTAGATTCCTATTAAATTTGTATCCAGGATCATTTGGAGATATAGTAGAATCGTTACCATTTCCAATTTCAGATCTAGTAAAGTCTTCAACCCTATCAACTGTTGTTTGACTTGAATCCTGTAAAATAAAACCGTCTGTTGGATCTTTAGCATCCACTAGTTCTTTAGGAACTACGTATCTAATCTTATAAAGTTTTTCATCTAAACTTCTATCATCAGATTTTCTAATAATATATGGAATTTCATCTCCAGTAAGTTCAGCAGAACTACTACCAGTACCTGTTGGATCTAGAGCAGTATTGATAGTATTATCAATATGAGTATGAACAAACCAACCACCTGGAGCATAACTTTTTGCTGTAGTAGCAGGATCGTTTGGATCATTGTCACTGTCATCCCAATCAGCATTATATGTAGTTTCATCAAATTGAATTGGGTGTCCTAATTCACCTGGTTTCTTATCAGATACCCTACTAACAATTTTTAAAGATCCAGAGGCAGAATCAGATATAGTTTTAATATATTCAGGATCAGCTAAATTAGCATTAGCTCTTGATGATGCTAATCTTATTTCATTAGATTGAAGATCACTATCTTGAGTACTAGTAATAGCATAATATATTGCATGAGCTTCCAATCCTTCAGGCAGTCTTCCACTTTCAGATATTACTCTGACAGACTCACCATTTTGTAGTTCATGTGCTCCATCAATTTCATATATTGATGGGTTTACATAATTAACTTGATCAGAATGTGTTGCTTCATATAGTTTCTCCGATGTCACACTAGCAGCAGTCAGAGTGCCATTTGACATGAAAACATCAGCAGTATATAAAGGATCTCCATTAGCATCCTTATTAATACAAATCTTTTCACCAACTTTAGCACCAACTCTAAAACCTTGAGCAATATCAGAAGGTACAAGTGATTTATTAGTTTGTCCTAAAAGATATATACGTCTCTTAGGACTATCAAGATCAGCAGTTATGTTTATTTGACCAACTGAAGTTTCTCCTGAAGCACAAGCAGCATATATCTTTTTAGTTTTAGCTTTATCTACTTGTAACCATTCAACATCAAATTCAGTTGTATTAATTGCTCTTGGAGCAATTACTGAAGTCACATAACCTTTATTATCTTTATCAAATGCTTGTTTCTTAAATCCATCTGCTGATAAAGCAAATTGACCAAAGTTTGAGTTTGAGTTTGTAACTGAAGCATCACCACCAGACTCCATACGGAAATGAATATGGTATCCAATAGCAAACACTGATACTATCTGAATAACAGCATCATTAGAAACTCTAACGTGAATATTCTTCCAACCACTTCTATAAACAGCAGTTGGTTTTAAATGGAAAACTTGATTATTATTCTTAGAAGAGGATTCGGAAGCTAGTTTCTCACCTGTTTGTGTTGAATAATTTATACCACTATAAGTTCTATTTACAGGATCATATTCAGTAAATGCACGATCATCTTTCTGTAGTGAGACACCAGTGAATTGTGCCACAACCATAGATTTGAATCCTGTTGCCTTAGATCCATCAGCATGCATACCACACATACCATAGACTGATCTCAATGAACAGTTAAAGATATATGGAGAAGCACCAGTAACAGTATCTGTTTCAACAGAAACAAATGCTCCAGCAGCACTTAATCCAGCAGAAGGTCCAGCAGGTAGATTAGGTCTTACATAAGGTAATAAGTATGTAAATCTGTTGTCATCTATTACATTCTGTACTTTTGTTGAAACATTAAAGTCTCTAAAGTTAACCCCAGTAATTTTAATAGGAGTTCCAGCACTTAATTCATGTGGTAGGGAAGTAGTAACAGTAATTACACTACCAGCAGTAGCACCATCACCAGAAATAATTGTAGAAATTGCTTTATCATCAGTAGCAAAAGCACCAACAATTTCAAACTCAGGTCTTTGTGGAGCAAATCCTTCAGGATTCTTTGGATACTTCTGAGTTATTTCTCTAGTTGACGCTCTATTAAATGCGTTTGATAATTTACTATAATATATTTGAAGATCAGTTAATTGATAACTCTCAATTGTATTAACACCATCAGCATATTCAAATACTGTTAGTTTATGGTGAGAAAATGTTGGTTTTGATCTATTAGATTCACCAAAGTCAGTATTATTTGTATATACTAGATTTGCCTCATCACCATCAAAAATAGTGAACTGCCAAAAATAACAAGAACCAGTAACTCTGAAAATAGCAGATGTTGGTACGTTATCATCAGTTGGATTAGGAACGTACTTGGGTCTTATCTTAGTTTTTCTAAGGTCTAAACCAACAACTGATGTACCACGAGGTACAACAACACCACCATGAACACTATTAAATTTACGAAGTATATTATCTTCTTGTGTTAAATCAAAATTAGAATTAAGATCTAATGAAAATATATCTGCTGCTCCTTCATCAAGCACCACACCAGATGGTGAAACTGCCTTAGCATCTCCAGCAATACTTTTAATACCTAAACCTGGACGATTATCTACTATATGTTCTCCTGGAAACAACAATATAGTTGTCTTCTCTGTTATATCATTGTCATTACCTTCCAAATATGAAAATCTAGCAGATTCTATTAACGCCCTCTGTATAGTTCTAAAGGGTTTTGTTAATGAATTACCTTGATTCTCGATACCATCAGTAGCGTCAAGATCATTTGGGTTAACATAAAGAATACGTCCTTCAGTATTCTTTATAAAATTCTCTAATTTATTTAAAGGCATCTTACTCCACTTTTGGCCAAAAGTTCCTATGGTCTATTTAGCTAGTCCCATCCCCATCATATTTCATATCTTCTGGTAGATCTTCAGGGTTTTCTAATTCCACATTGAAAAATTTAGGATGTAACTCTTCTTGATTTAGATACATATAATTTTTATATAAATCTTCCTCTTCAAAAGATTCATTATTATTCGCTTCTTTAACTAGAACTTCATCATACAAATGACTATCTGGCATTTCATCAAAAGTAAATGGTTTGCCATTTATACAGTACATTTTTACAATCATAGTACGATTCTTAAACCAACAATATGGGGTAGAAATCTTATACTTCATTTTCAGTAGTAGTTAAACTAGCATACTCTATTAACCCAGGATCTGCAGTAGATTGAACTACATCCAATACATCCATAAATTGCTCTGTTGTTTCACAGTCAACATGTCTAGTAGTTCCTAAATCACTATAAAGAAGAAACTTTCTAGCACAAACATCTATTACAATTCTTTCAACAGATTCATTGTCACTTACTTCCATTAAACATTCTCCTTCCTTTTATTAAAGTTACCATCAACATAATACCAAGTTACTGCTACTCTTTTTTTACCTTCAGTAACTGGTTGGCCAGAGTGAGGATAACACCAGTTTGAAGGGAACATTAAAGCAGTTCCAGCTTTAGGTTTAAAAGTTTTATGAATAAATTCTGTTCCTCCTCCAAGAAAATCATCAGTAAGATAAAGAATTATAGATAACTTTCTTTCATATTCCTGTCTATTAGGATCAGTAGCACAATCATGATGGAATTTATACTGTTGCCCATCAACATATTCTAAACATTGTATCCCTTCTCTCCAACAAGTAGTTTCTATACCACAAGGAACAGGGTAATATGAAAAATTTTGATGTATTGAAGAAACTTTCTTATAATACTTTTCTAATCCTTGATTAATTCTAGTATGTAATAAGACAGTAGCATCTGTACCCTCAACAAAAGAGCTACCACTACTAGATCTAATACCAGCATCTGCTCTTTGACCACCATCATTACTAAAAACAGATGATTCTCCAAACTCTAAAGTGTCTGCATAATCATTAATAGTCTTTAGATCACCAGCATCTAAAACATCTATGAGTTGTATTAAGTCATTCATATTAAATCTAGTACTATTATAAGTATACTATAAAAAAGAAAATTTAGCAACCTATTGATATAGGTAAGTGGATATTATATATTTTTTATTCTTCTTTGGTGGAACTCCTCTATGTATGTAATTCCATGTAGCAGGAAACATAACCAATCTTCCAACGGAAGGATGTACTTTTCTACCATTAATAAATTCAGTATATCCACTCTGACCAACATGATTCAAATAAAATAACATAGCAATCATTCTAGGAGAACTTTTATCTAGAGTAAAATCGTCATGCCAATGGAAATAACCACCTGGTTCATATCCTTTTACATTATAACCACGATCCTCAAAGTTCGCAGAACGAAATGGATTTGGTGTTGGACTCATTTTATTAAAAAACTTAAAGCAATGATTAAGATACTTCTGTATACAATCAGAAACTATTTTTTCTAATATACTGTCAATATCCTTCCAATTCTCTAAATCTGTAATAAAAAGATCTGTTGAGGTTTTAAGATTTTTGTCAATAACCCTATCATCCCCAACAATCCCAACAAGACCAGGAGCCTTTCTTTCATCTTCCTCATATCTTATAATTATTTCTTCACAAAGAGATTCTGACAGTACATTATCCTGTACATAGATAAAATCTTCAAATTTCATATCAAAAATTAACTAGGTTTTCATTATAAAGCATAAAGCATAATATGGTGGAAGATTTTTATTAGCACCACTTGATCCTTCACTATCAACAGATACAGAAGCAGTAAATGATCCACCTTCACTACTTGTAGATCCAGTAAAGTTTGCTGATTCAGAATCAACTGTAACAGAACTACTTAATGTTCCAGCACTTGCTGGACCTGTAGATCCAGATACACTTATACTTTCAGAATCAGTAGTTACAGAAGCCGTAAATGATCCCAAAGTTTCAGAACTTGTACTTCCACTAACACTTACACTATCACTACTTGTACTTCCACTAGATGATTGTGAAGTTGTCTCACCACTAGTGCTACCAGATACTGATACAGATACACTTTCACTACTTGAACTACCTGATGATGACTCAGATGATGTTCCACCAGATACTGAAACAGATCTATTTTCACAGAAAAGACTTACAGTATCAGATGATACTGAAACACTTCCACCAGTAGTTGCTCCCCAAGTTAATGAGTTAGCAGCACCAGAAACAACAGTAGTATCCCATCCATGACTGTCTGTGTCAACCCCCTGAGATCCAGAAGGTATAGCAGAAGTATGTTGGTGAGCACTTTCACTGAAGGTAGCACTATGATCATGAGCACTTTGAGTAATACTATGATTATGTGATCCAGATCCAGAGAAAGTATGACTATGTGATCCAGCACTTACACTGTGACTATGAGAACTAGATCCTGATCCAGAGAAAGTATGAGTATGAGATCCAGAAGTACCAGAAACTGATACATCATGATTATGTGATCCACTACCAGAGAAATCATGACTATGTGATCCACCACCAGTTACTGTTCCAGAAGAGTCATGTGAGTGACTTCCTGATGCAGAAACATCATGAGTATGAGATAAACTACCACTTATAGTTCCAGAAGAATCATGACTATGAGTTGCTGTCCCAGAAACATCATGAGTATGTGATCCACCACTTATAGTTCCAGAAGAATCATGTGAGTGAGCTATATTAACAGCATCCTTAGATCCACCAGTAGAACCAACACCATAGTTATTACCAGCACCAATAATAAATCTATCAGTTAAATTAGGTGATCCACTAGTACCATCACACAATACCCATCCAGTAGGAATAGCACTTGCAGAACCAGACCACATAATAATTCCACCTTGAGGTACAAGGTAATTGGCATTAGCAGCAGTTCCAGGAGGACCAGCTTGTCCAGGAGGACCAGCATTACCAGGAGGTCCTTGAGCTCCAGGAGGACCAGGTTCTGTAGAAGCATTACCAGGAGGTCCAGCTTGACCAGGAGGTCCAGTAACAGAAGGTCCAGGAGGTCCTTGAGAACCAGGAGGTCCTGCTACAGTTGAACCAGGTCCTGGAGGTCCAGCAGGTCCAGGAGGTCCACCAGCACCAGGAGGTCCTGCTTGAGTTGAAGCAGGTCCTGGAGGTCCAGCAGGTCCAGGAGGTCCACCAGCAGGTCCAGGAGGACCAGCAGGACCAAAACTTGATAACGAAATTGTTCCTGTCATACTGCCATGATATTGGCAAATATAGTATAAAGTATCTGGTGCATTGACAGGAACATTGAATGTTATAACTCCAGATTGAGTTCCATTATTTGTTATGCCACTAGTGTATGCGTTACCAGTTCCAGTATTTTGAGATGTTTTAATCCAGAATGGATGACCACTAGCGTTTACAGTGAATGTATATGTAAATCCTTTTAGTAAATTTATTGTTGGATTATTACAAGTGCCATCAACACAATAAGAACTGGCTCCACTATTTGTTATAACAAAGTTTCTTACCCCCGAAGGACCAATAGGTCCAGCAGGTCCAGGAGGACCAGCATTACCAGGAGGACCAGGTTCTGTAGAAGCAGGTCCAGGAGGTCCAGCAGGTCCAGGAGGACCACCAGCACCAGGAGGACCAGGTTCTGTAGAAGCAGGTCCAGGAGGTCCTTGAGATCCAGGAGGTCCAGGAACAGAAGGTCCAGGAGGACCAGCATTACCAGGAGGACCAGGTAAAGTCGAAGCAGATCCAGGAGGACCAGGATCACCTTTTACACCAGGAGGTCCTGCTACAGTTGAAGCAGGTCCTGGAGGTCCAGCAGGTCCAGGAGGACCACCAGCACCAGGAGGACCAGGTTCTGTAGAAGCATTACCAGGAGGTCCAGCAGCACCAGGAGGACCAGGAGGTCCTGCTTGAGTTGAAGCAGGTCCAGGAGGTCCAGGAACAGAAGGTCCAGGAGGACCAGGAGGTCCAGCAACATTAGAAGCAGGTCCTGGAGGACCAGGAGGACCACCAGGTCCAGGAGGACCAGGAGGACCAGGAATAGTTGAAGCAGGTCCTGGAGGACCACCAGCAGGTCCAGGAGAACCAGGAGGTCCTGCTACAGTTGAAGCAGGTCCTGGAGGACCAGGAGGACCACTAGGTCCAGGAGGACCAGGTTCTGTAGAAGCAGGTCCTGGAGGTCCAGCAGGTCCAGGTCCACCAGTCAATCCTGGCGATCCTGATGTTCCTGGTGAACCAGTATTACCTTGAGCACCAGGATCAGGAACTCTTCTCCAAACAGTACCATCCCATCGCCAGGTTGCTACACCAAAAGTATAACTGGCTCCAATACTAGGATTTGATGGGAAATTTATAGCCATGGTAATTTTTTATTTACTTCAGTAGGTGTTGGAGGAGACTTAACAGAATTAATCCATGCCTCCGCATTTGTTTTTGTATCACTTGCAGCAAGTTCGTCTGTGATCCAACCCTTAACAATATCCTCTGTTAGAGTATTATATGCTACGAATCCAGCAGCAGATGTTCCACCAGAACTATCTATAACAAAACAATCATAATTTGTTTGCGTAAGATTTGAAGGATCTGAATCATCAACAGAGACAGTTTTGATTGCTACTTGCGAAACAACATCTGTTCCATCATTTAATACTATTAAGTCAGTAACAGTTTCGGTATGAGTAATTGCCATATGTTAATGCTCCATAGCGGTAAGATGAGAACCTTTTAAAATCGTAAAGGCATTACTATCAATACTATCATTACCTGTTTCTACATATCTCGCCTCAACTCTATATTGAATTGCACTGTAAGCACCAGTACCTAATCCAATATCAGGATATTCAAGAGAACCATAAGCATTAAATTTTTTGGTTTGAGAACTATTCCCAGACTCACTATAAAGATTAGTCATATCTAATGAAACGCCAACTTGACTCCAACCACCAGATGTTCCTATTCTTCTCATAAGTCTGAAATAAGCATTCATACCACCATCATCATCGGTATCATTTAGAACTCCATATAAGAAATTAAAATGTCCCCGAACCATAATATTAGTTCCTGAAGATTTAGAAATCTGACAAAGCATAATTTGTTGCCAGCTACCATTTGAAAAACCAGCTTGATTTGATGACACTACATTAATAGCCATCCCAACATTAGCAGCTCCAGATCCACCAGGAGGACCAGCAGGACCAGGAGGACCACCAGGACCTGGAGGACCAGGTTGTGTACCAGGAGGTCCAGGAGGACCAGCAACATTAGAAGGAGGACCAGCATTACCAGGAGGTCCAATTGTACCAGGAGGTCCAATTGTTCCAGGAGGACCTGCTTGAGTTCCAGGTGGACCACCAGGTCCAGGAGGACCACCAGGTCCAGGAGGACCAGCAGGACTAGGTCCAGGAGGTCCAATTGTTCCAGGAGGACCAGGATCACCAGGAGGTCCTGCAGGACTAGGTCCAGGAGGTCCAATTGTTCCAGGAGGACCAGGATCACCAGGAGGACCTGCTTGAGTTCCAGGTGGACCTATAGTACCAGGAGGACCAGGATCACCAGGAGGACCTGCTTGAGTTCCAGGTGGACCTACAGTACCAGGAGGACCAGGATCACCAGGAGGACCAGCAGGACTACTACCAGGAGGACCAACAGTTCCAGGAGGACCAGGATCACCAGGAGGTCCAGCAGGACTACTACCAGGAGGACCAACAGTTCCAGGTGGTCCAATTGTTCCAGGTGGACCTACAGTTCCAGGAGGACCAGCACCAGGAGGTCCTTGAGTTCCAGGTGGACCTACAGTACCAGGAGGACCAGGTTCTGTTCCAGGAGGTCCAGCATTACCAGGAGGACCTACAGTACCAGGAGGACCAGGTTCTGTTCCAGGAGGACCAGGTGGTCCAATTGTTCCAGGAGGACCAGCACCAGGAGGTCCAGCATTACCAGGAGGACCAACAGTTCCAGGTGGTCCAATTGTTCCAGGAGGACCAGGTTGAGTTCCAGGAGGACCTACAGTTCCAGGTGGTCCAATTGTTCCAGGAGGTCCAACAGGACCAGGTGTAACTGATGGAGGTCCAGCAGGTCCAGGAGGACCAGGTTCTGTAGAAGCAGGTCCTGGAGGTCCAGCAGGACCAGGAGATCCTGTCAATCCAGTTTGACCAGGAGGACCAGGTTGACCAGGAGGTCCTGGATTTACATTACCACCACCAGAGTTAGCAGTTGCCCATACACCAGTTCCATCTTCATCAATAAAATATATGAATAAATCTCCACTATCACTCTCCCACCACAATTCACCATGTCTTGGATCAGGTGGTGGATCTTCACCAATGGTAGTTGGTATAACAGTTACAGTAGCAGCAATACCAGGATGTCCTGAAGGATTTTGAACATCTACAAAAGCAGTTACAGCAGCACCTTCAAAATTAAGTTGCGTAATACTATTAGCACTACCAACTATAGTTCCTTCATCATATACACTAATAGCACCAGGAATTAATCCACCACCAGTAGGAACCCAATACCTTTTACCAGGATTACCAGGAACAGCAACTAACTGATACTGTGTTCCAGAAGGAACAGGATCACTATTACTAGGGTCACCTAAAGTTGGTTCTGCTTGTTGAAGACTTAAATAATTATACCTATTAGGATCAATCTTCTCAGGAGGATCCTTTTTTACTCTACCACTAAGATACCTTGGCATGATTATACATTACTATTTTCAAGAATACTTGCTTGTAATTCCATCTGTAATGGTCCTACAAATCCACCAGCTAAAGTAGATCCAACATTAACCCTTATACCATTATTAAGTTCAGAGATTGCCATTGTTAATGGAGCATCTCCTCCTGCAGGATCAGTAGATCTAGGATAAGCATGTTCAGTCATATTATAATCCATAGTACATGAATATATGATAGATTCTTCAGCAATTTTAATTTTATCATTATTTGCTAAACTATTTGGTCCAATTGTAAATGTAATTTCACCACTAACTGGATTATAAGTTGACATAGTAACATCAAACTGCCTTCCACCTCTAGTAATACTTTCATTACCACCAGATGAATAATAATGAGCCGTTACATTAGTAGAAGGTGTAGTTCCCAATACCTGAACCGTAAATCTAGTAGTTGACGGAGTACTAATTACTTCTAACCATTTATCATACGCTGGATCAGTTGGTCTTGGATAAGCGTGTGTAGTAGCCTGACTATCCTCATCGCAAGTAAAAACAAAAGCACCAGCAGCAAACTTAACTCTATCACCAGGACTCATACCATGAAGACCAGTAGTTGTTACATCTAAAATACCAGTACTAGGATTATATGCAGTTCCTGTAGTAGGAGTAAGTTTTAATTGATCTAACTCACCACTACTTTCTACAACCTCAATAGCTCTAGGTAAAGCACGTTTAAATGTATGAATTGAAGGTTTATAAATGTGCCTATTTCCACCCCCACCACCAAGATGTGTTGTAAATGTCTTAGATGTTCCAACATTATCAACAATCGTCTCTATTTGATATCCTTGTTGTGGATTTGGGAATATGTTTGTAGTAATTCCACTATAAGCATTATTGAGAACAGAATTATAAACCCCACTATCAGCCACAAATGAATGAGTAGTTGTATTTGTGGAGGGAACTGTATCAAGAACTTGTACAGTAGCAGTAGTCGCTGTAACCGCAGAAATAGCTAATGACTTACCACTAACAGGATCAGTTGGTCTTGGATAAGCATGAGTACCACTACCTTGAGTACATGTAAACTGCATTGCATAATCAGAAATTATCAAAGTATCACCAACTTGTAGAGAATGATTGCCCAGATCTAATACAAGAAGACCTGTTTGTGGATCATAAGTAGTATTGTTACCAGGTGTAAAATAAGTACCACAATCGAAATAAATTCCATTCATAGCAATTCCATCACCTTTATCCATCTGATGTTTATTCAGACACATTACAGTTGCTATTCCTGTAGGTTCATCATAATCAACACCAGTAATAATTCCAACCTTTTCAGTAACACCACTAATTAAAAGACTATCAACAACTAATGGAGTTTTCTCCAATACCATTCTACCATCAACTAATATTACAGCATCATTTGGTGGTATTTCTACATCCTTTATTGTCCGTATATCTCTATCATTATTAGTACTTCTTTGAGTTCTCTTCTGCCAAAAAGTAACTGTTGGATATGTATTAACACCAACATTAGCAACCTGTGCATAAAGAAGTAATGAAGTAGTTCCTGTAGGAACTTCATATAATTTTTGTACTCCTGGTACTACAGGTACAGAAATATTAATAAACTTATTTACTGGTGCTATTGCCATTTATTTCAATGCTAATATCAGTGGTGTTAATTGTGCTTGTATTGCTCGGTTGAAATCCCTTCCTCTTATTGTAGACGTAGTTTGATCAATTGTCAAACCGTCACCAATTCTAAAATTACCTTTTTGATCCGTACTTGTAAAAGGAACTTGCCCACCATTAATGGCAACAACTTCATTTTCTGGTATTGGTTTTCCAGCCTGGAATGGGTTAGCTGTATTTATATCTACACCAGCACCTATGTATTCAAATGAATGTGAACTGGTTATAATTCTACTTAATCTAACCAACTCCATCTTAGTTGAAGCTGAAACGGCATAAGGTATAAATTCATTAAATGTAACTGTAGTCAATCCAGCATATGGTCCACTAGTCCAAGCTTCTGTTGCTTCATCTACAGTAAATAATATTGGATCCATATCTGCTTCAGCAGTTGCTGATCCATTACCAGAAATACTAATTATACACTCTTGTTCCTTAGTATTATCTCTAGTAGAAGCATCATTATTTACTGGTAAGAAATTTCTACCACTAGCAACAATATCAATAGAAGTAATCGTACCAGCAGCACTTACATTAGGAGAAAATTCAGCAAAAATTGCTTCAGGACCTTGAGGTAAAGTAGCAGTAATAATTGGAGGAGCAGAAGCAGCATAATCACCAGGATTACCACCATTAGTAACTCTTATATTTCTAATAAACTGTAAAGGTTCAGTTACAGTTCCATTAAAAGAAGGTAAAACATCTTGGAATTGAGACAAATCTAAATGGAAATATGCTCCTTGCCCATCAAATGGAGTTCTATATCTTCTTCCACCAAGAGCAACAGGATTAAAATCTTGACAATTTTCAAGAATAACACTATCAGATTCACCACCAATACCAACTTGTGTTGTCCCATCAAATTCAACAGCACCAACACCATCAGCAACTAATCCAAAATTACCAAATGATGAGTTAGAGTTTGTTAAATCACACTGACCACCAGATGTACATCCTATTCCTATATGACACCCAATAGTAAAGATAGAAACTAACTGAGCGTATCCATTATTTGATATAGAAACACCAATACCTGCCTCATTATATTGGGTGAATGAATCACAAACCATACTCTTCAAATCTTGTCCAAGATCATTTGTTCCACCAAAAGAAGCATCTGCATGATGTCCATTAATCTTCATACCAATACTACCTGTCATAAAGTTAGTACAGTTTCTAACGTATGGAGATTTCCATCTTCCTGTTGGACCTTCATCTGCTGGTCCAAAAGCAATATATCCAGTTACTGCTCCAAAAAATTCTCCAGTATTAATATCTTCTTCTGTTGGTGGAAAAGCAACAGCACCACAACTAGTATGATCTGTTAATACACCATTTGAACCTTTAAAGCTTAAATTTTCAATCGTAGTTCCACGTCTAACATGGAAAACATCTTTATTGGGATTAGAAGGTACTACACTAACCAATCTAAGATCTTCTCCAGTTATAGTAACATCTCTCCGCAATCCAACAGGATTATTCTCAATATAAACACCAGAACGAACTTTAATGGTATCTCCTGGTTGTGCGACTGCTGCTGCAGCACCTATAGTTGCTTTAGCATCTCCTTCCAATAATCCAGTATTAGCATCATCACCATCTCTAGTTACCCAGAAAATATTAGTAGTTTCTACTCCAGATGGTCTCCATTTTACACCATCTTGATATGATGATAACCTATAATCATTTTTTGTCCTACTAACAGAATGTCCAGTAGAATTAAGTTTATCAATTAAAAAGTTCTCTAGTTCTAGAGTACCAATAAGTTTTGTATTTTGACCTACATTTAAATTCTTCTCAATACCAACACCACCTTCAGTAATTATAGATCCACTATCCTTATCTGTAGATTGTGTCGTATTGTCAACCGTTACCTTTCCACCAATATGTACCTTTTTAACAACACCTAAACCACCATCTAATTGAACGGAAGCATTTAAAGGACTTGAAGCATCTGTTCCATCATTAAATGTTGTCTTACCATCTACATCTAATGTAGCGTTTAAAGTTGTATCACCATCTACATCTAGTGTAGCGTTTAAAGTTGTATCACCATCTACATCAAGAGTGGCATTAAAAGTAACATCCCCATCCACATTTAATGTACTATCAAAATCAACTGATCCAGTAGCATGTACCGTTCCTGTAATATCTAAAGTAGAAGTTGGATTATTATTTTGAATTCCAACTTTAGTCATCCTAAAGATAGAAGCATTCTGCCCACTTCCCTGATATCCCCACAAATCCTGTGTCTGTACATCACAGATCATTGTTGGATTTGCTGGATTAGGTATTGGAATTAAATTATCTGTACCTTGACCCTGACTATTAATTTGAGTGTAATTAAATACAGTAAATAATTGAGCAGTTCCATTTGTAGGTAAGTAAACACCCTCATCTTGGGCATACATACCATCTAATTCTATAGGAGATGCTTGTATCCAACGAATACCATTTACATCCTGATTTAAATAATATCCATTAATACCTGGCGAATCAGCAGAGTCAATTATATTTCTATCAATCTTAACCGTTCCTTCTACATCAAGTTTTATTGGACCATCAGTTTGTACATTATATCCAGGTATATTACCAGGATCTGTACTACCAATACCAACAATACCTGTTTCTGTTACAACAAAAGAATTATCCTTTTCACCAACTTGTAGACGTTGAAATGGTTGTGTTGTTCCAATACCTACTGAAGTGACTCCTGAATTAGGATCTTGTGCTAAAATAAATGATTGTTCTCTTACACCAACCTGGAATTTACCATCAGGAAGAGTAGTACCTATACCAACTCTACACTCTTCAGTAACTGTTAGACACTTATCACCTATCTGGAACTTGCCATCTGGTTGTGTTGTCCCAATACCAATAGAGCCTTCATCAGTAATAATAAGAGCAGAATAAAGTGGATCAATTGGCATTTTTGCATCAAGACCTTCTCCACCAACACTAACTTGGAATCTACCGTCAGGTTGCGAGGTTCCAATACCTACTCGGCCTGGTATTTGACCGTCATCTTCATACTTCTCTGATGATATAGCAGTAAATACACTACCACCAACACCTACATTTAATCTCTGCTTTACTGTTAAATATTCTGAATATAATTCACCATCAATAAAAACATCATCCTTAAAAGTGGCAATACCAGTTACTTCAAGATTACCAACCGTTAAATTTTCTAAATTATCAACACTTAACGCAGAACCAAATACATCAGCATAAAGAGTACCATATACATAAACATCCTCATTAAATTCAGTTACATTTACCCTAGAATTTTTACCTTCGGCATTATATTCTGGATTTCCTGGAAATCTTCCAGAATCTGGTAAACTAGGACTCATCCTATTGACCCTCCGAATGGAATAGCATCTTTAACTTTACTATCTTTAAAAACAATACCTAAAGCACTCACATCTCTTGGGGCTAGATTGCCACGTAAAGCATCACAATCTGCTACATTTGATTTAAGAAGTATTCTATTTCCAGCACTAAGAGTAATATCATTACCAGCAACTAAATCAAGATCCTCATCAGCATCAATTACTATTTTTTTAGCTCTTATCTTAACTTCACCATTCTGTTGTGCTGTAATCCAAATATCACCAGATTTACTAACAATATTAACATTAACTCCACCAGTCTCATCCTCTTGTCCACCAACTATTTCAATACATTGATCATTATAAATGTGGTACATTCCACCATTGGACATACCAACAACACTCTTATCACCAGTAGCAGTTTGAGCAAATAGATCATAAACAATAGAACCATTCAATCCCAAATTAGGATTAGCAGTTTCTATCCTAAAATGTGGACCAAATGAAAGATATTGTCTTTGTTGCCAATTTGTGGGTCTCTCTGCCATACTTTAACTTCCTATTCTATTATTTATTTCAACTAACACAATCAATAACCATATCCACCGCCACCTGATGGTGGAGGACTTGCTGGAGGTGGTGATGCAGGAGGTGGACTCGCTGGAGGTGGTGATGCAGGAGGTGGACTCGCTGGTGGACCTGATGGACCTGCTGGAGGTGGACTCGCTGGAGGTGGTGATGCTGGAGATGAACTAGCTGGTGAACCTGATGGACCTGATGGACCTGATGGACCTGTTGGAGTTGTGAGAGTTGTATATTCTGTATTCATTGGTGATGATTGACCACCTCCACCTGTTGAAGAACCAAATCTACCAGTAAGACTTTCTGCAGGAGTATCATATATTATTGCGTGTGGTGCTGTTGTATGTGCTATTCCAACCAT